GCCACATTCTCGTTGGCCGAGTCCATCTTCGCCGGGGGCGGCACATCTGTCATCAGTTCGTTGATACCCGGCACCTTGATCTGCTTCAGGAACCGCTGGATCACCGCCCGGCGGTTGAAGAGGTCCGGGTTCTTCTCCATGATGGCCATGACCGCCTGGGTCTGGGCCATGCGCTGGGTTTCGCTGAAGATGTGCGGGTCGGATACCGGAATCACATCCGTCACCCGGGCGAAGTCCTCGCGCTTCACATCGAGGTCTTCCACGACCTCGGCACGCTTCATGTCATCGAGGTACCAGCGGTTGATCCGCGACAGGATCCGCAGCACCCGGGCCTGCGATTTGTGCAGACGAGCGTGAATTGAGGAGAACACCGCCGCACCCTGCTCGATCAGGGCCTGCGTGGTGCCCACCGGCGCATTGGAAGTGATGTCGGCGATCTTCTCTTCGCTCGTCGTCACCACGCCCTTGGCGGCATCCGTCAGCCAGCCCAGCAACTGGAACAAAACCGGGCTGGGCGGATTGAACGGCATCGGCATGGCCAGCTTGCGGACATCGTCCACGCCAGGGGCCGCCTCAATCTCGGCCACCTGGGTGACTTCGACCTGCTGGGACTGGCCCGATACCTTCGCTCCCTTGAGCTTCAGAAGCGTCGCAGCGTTGTTGATGTGGGCAGAGTCCAGCAAGGCCCGCAAAGCGCCTGTAAGGGCCGCGGAAAGGCCTCCAATCAGGTGCGGCAGGCCAACTGCATAGGCTCCGCGCCAGGGGATGAACTTGAACTCGACGATCCAGTCGAGTTTCGTCATCGTTTCGTCGCCCTCTTCCCAGTTTCGGTACAGACCAACCACCTCGGTGTTGATCTCGTCGATCATCAGGATGTACGGGGCCGACTCACCCTTGGTGTAGGGGTCGTTTTCCAGTTCCAGCCAAGTGTAGATGTGGAAAACCCGGCGCAAACCGTCTTCGTTCTCGTTCGGCGACTTGCCTTCGATCTTGTCCGTGGCCTTTTGCGGGCCAGTCGGCTCGGGATCCATCGTCACCCGGACGAGATTGGTGTCCCGATACAGCCCGGAGGTGATTCTCGAGCGAAATTCCCACTCGGAGATGTCATCGACCTCCGTTATCCGGGGCGAAGTGTAGAAATTCGCCGCTGCGAAGGGCAAAAGTACATTGTCGATGGGCAAAAACTGAGCGCAAGGCCGTCTTTTCTTCTCGTCGTACCAGATTTTCAGGTACTGAGAGCCTCCAAGCGGCAACTGAGTGAGCATTTGCTCCTGTTCGTCGCAGAATTCCTCGATCTGCTCCGACAATTGCCAGTTCATGTAATCGCGCTTGCGCTCCGCGATGGCCGTTTTCACCTCATCGACATCGCCGAGGATCTTCGTGCGGGTCGGACCGTCTGGCGGGAACAGTTCCTTGATGGCTCGAGCAGCAAAATCGACGCACGCCTCCGCCATTACGGGGTGAACGACCTTCGATGCGCCGTTAAAGTTCGCCCCGCCTGGGGCATCGTTGCCCAGACCGGTGCGCTTGATGCCCTCTTCGTACTGCTTGTCGCGCTGCTTGCGGGCTTCCTTGTCCTTCTCGGCCAATTCGATGTACCGCAAGGCCATCGTGCTTTGTTCGGCCATGTCTAGGACATCGGTCTCCGCGAGGTTCTCGTAGAAGTCCTTGCTTTCCATCGGTCCGGTGGTGTCCAGACGGACGCGGACAGACCCATCGGGCAGTTCCTCGAGGTCTTCGTCGGTCACTTCAAATTCGACCTCCATGGCCTCTTCAGGCGGCTGCTCGGGCGAAGCATCGTCAGGGATCCCCTGAACGAAGCGCCCGTACTCGGGGTCAATCGGCATCTGTGTGGCCATGTTCTGGTTCCTTTATTCGTTTGGGGCCATGGAAAGGCCGCTGGCGGGAGCGCTCTGCTGCTCCATGAGCATCATGATCACCTCTTCCGGGCTGACGCCCATCTCCCGCGCCATATCCAAGATCTGCATGGCCATCATCTCGTCCTGCGACGGCTGCTGCTGCGGCTGTTCGGCGGCAGCCAGACCGCCCTCGTTGTAGCGCTTGGTCACCGAGCCGCCCTCCTTCTTTCCAAGGCGGGCCTCGCCGCGGATGAAGAGTTGCAGCGCCTGCTCGGGGGTAATGCCCATGCGCTGGGCCGCCTCCACCACCTGATCGGCGATCAGTTCAAGTTTGGGGGCACCGATGGGGGTCGTCACGCCGGTCTGGGGAGAGAACACGCCCCATGTCCGGCCCTGCGCCGACACCGGCTCGATGCCCAGTTCTCCTGCGACCTTCTCGCGCCACCACGGCGCGAGGCTGTACATCTCCGAGTTGGACACGCTCTTGCCAAAGTTCTTGGCCTCGCGGATGTCCGCCAGACCGACGGCCCGGCTCCAGTGCGCGTCACCCACCGGGGTCTTGGTCTGGAAACCCACCTCGGGCACGCCAGACGCCTCGATGTACATCGGCACCTTGGGGCTGCTCATGTCCAGTTCGCCGCTCTCCACGAACCGGCGCATCGGCTTGGCCTGCGCGGTGCTGTGGTAGACATGGCCGGGCACGGTCAGCAGATCCTGCGGGAAATCCAGACCGCGCTGGGCGGCCGGGACGCCAGCAAAGCGCTCGAACTCGGGGAAGCGGCCCTGCTTGTAGAGGTAGTAGGCAGCCGTGCCACGCGGGATCTCGGTCGTGACTTCAGACCCCGGACTGGCCATGCCCATGAACTTGTTCATCATGTCGTACTCGCGCTTGGCAGCCTCCGGCCCGAGTTCGCGCTCCATCTTCTGGTACAGCGGATCCATGACATACCACGCATCCATGCCCCGCACCAGTTCGGGGTACTTCTCCGCCTCGGCGTTGGCGTCCAGCAGGCGCTGGGTGTTGCGCCGGTTGGTGATCTGCTCCGCGCCGCCGCGCATCCCCTTGGGGTTGGCCGCCAGCCCGGGCAGCGTGCCCGGCAGGTTCCCCTCCCGGCCGCGGGCGATCTGGTACAGGTCGTCGCGGGTCACGCCGAACAGGCGCTGAAGGTTCGGGGACTCAGGGGCCACGCGCTCGGCCGCCTCCTTGGCCACCTCGTCCGGGCGCTTGTAGATCCCGGGGAAGGCCATGCGCTCAGGCGTGGAGACCGTCTGGCCGGGCTTGGCCCGCTTGGTCGTCACTACGGCCGGAGCCTCGGGCGGCTTGGAAACCGATTGGCTTTCGATTGGCTTGGGAAACGGTTCCACCGCAGGCAGTTCAGCCGCCTTGGGTTGGTCGGCCATGCCCAGCAGGCGCTTCAGACGGGTCTTGACGGCCTCTGCGGCCTTTGCTGGTACGGTAGGCATCAGCGGCTCCTCTTTGCTGCGGCAAGGCCGCCTTTGCGATATTTCTGTTCGGACTTTTTGCCAAACTGAGGTTTGCGGGCCAACACCAGCGGGCCAATCTGAATAACCTCTTCGGCCCCAAGTATTGGTTCCATCGTGGCGCGGTCATAAAAATACCCATGCCGCTCTGGGTCATAACCGACCTGCCTCCAGTCGGGGTGATTCAGGTATTGCTGCGCCGCTTTTACGGCCTGAGATTCTGTCATTGGATTCCAATCGCCTCGGATCACCGCGAACGGTGCCTTGGGCGTCTCGCCTGTGGCGACTTTCATAGCCTTTTCTGGCGATCCAATCATGGCGGCGTTTTTTACAGACGACACAGATCCATACACGGTCGGTGCATCTTTACGGTGAATTGAGTTGACCCAAACCCCGTGATCTTTGTATGCGGGAATGTCCAGCCGAAGATCCGCCCGCTCTCCCGGCGACATTTCGCTGGTCTTGCCAAACATTGGCCGCTTGTTCTCCGTCAAAGCCCGCATGGCGTCCTCCGCGCTTGCAGGCTCTGGCACAAAATCATACGGCGCGACCGGTTTATAGCGGCGCACAAGACGGTCGTATTCGTCAGCACTCATGTCGCCACGAGATACCGCTTGCGCTGCCTCAGTCAATTCAGGCACACGCTTTGTGACATCCTTGAACGACATACTGATTCGATTGACCACCGGTTCCACGGCCTCCAGTGCGCCACGAATGGCCTTCTTCGCGCCTTCCTTCAGCGGCTTGACCGCGCCACCGCGGGCAAACGGCTGCACCGGCGTGGGCCGGTACATGATGGCCGTGCCCTGGCTCGGGTTCATCAGGCCTTCGTAGCCGTACTCCTTGGCCATGCGCTCCACATCAGTGAAGGCCTGGGACGGGTCGGTCAGCCCCTGGTTGTACTTCGCCGTGTACGGCCTCCGGTTGGCCTCGGCCGCCAGCGTGCGAAGGAGCAGCGGATCCTTCTCGATGTCGTACAGCCCCTCGCTTCGGGTTCCGTACCGGAAGCGCCCCAGGCCGGGTTCCGGCTGCACCCTCGAGGGATCACCGGCGTAGAAGTACGAGCGCTCCATCACGGGGTTCATCGTCTCCTTCAGGCGCTGCATCTCCCGCCCGGCAATCCCTGACCCGTACCGGCTTGGGTCGGTGGCCACCAGATCGGGGACATGACTGAAGTGGGTCAGCATCTCGGAGGCAGCAGTCCCAGGCTCGGGCCGGATCAGCGGCTGGATGTACCCGGGCATCCCGCCCGCGTAACCCGTGTCGATGAACTCAGGCGGCAAGAGCACGCTCTTTTGCGGCCCAAATTGAAAATCTTGCCAAGCCTCACCGATTAACTTGTCGATTGCCTTAACGTCGGATTCTTGCCCCCGCCTACTGGCTTCGTATCGAAGTTCGTTCAACCGGTTTATCCGAGCCTTTAATTCGGCATTGACAGGAGTAAAATTGACAAACGAGTTTTGACCTCGGGTTTCAGTGGCCATCGCTATTCTGGCCAACGGAGAATACATTTGCGCGTGAGCGCCATATGCAATCTCTTCACCCTTCTGGCCAAATGAATTTCCATGAGCGGCGTGACCATAAAAGTCATGTACCGCACGAAACATTTCAGTATCGTTTAGTCCCGTTTCCGAATCAACCCGATTCATCATCGGGTGAGGCTCTCCGCCTTGGAAAACGTACAAGTGCCGATTTCCATAAACATCGCGCAGCATCTCGCCACTGGATTGATAATTGCCTTCTCCAGCGCGATGAAACGACATATTTACCGGCAGCGTATGAAACTGATCAGCCGTTTCTTTGTTCAGTTGTCGATACGCCATCTCAACCAACTGGTCGTAATTTTTTGCGCCAGTGGATTCGATTAACTCAGGAAAACTCCGTCCGTAAGCCTCGAACACTGCCTTTTTGTAGTCATCGCCACCGTCTGCGGCAAGCACAAATGCGCGGCCAATTGCCGACTGCTTTGCGAGGCTCGATGACGGCATCTGCGGCGGGCTGTAACCCTGACCGTTTGCTCGCTGGCTGTAATCGTCGGCGGCTCGGCGAACGAAATTGCTCGGATCCTTGATCAATAGGCTGATCGCCTCGTCCGATACTGGTTGCGGAACATCGCCTCTACCTGATCCTGGGGCAGCGTCGGGCGGCCGTACTTCTTCTCGTACTCCCCGATCTTTTGATCCAGCCGCTTGAGCAGATCTCGGCTTGACTCGGAGGAAGGGGCCTTCTTGGGCTGTTTCATAACGACTCTCCTTGACTCTCGGAACCTCAGGGACTTCCATTGGCTTCATCCCGCGGCGGAACATCCTCGAGGCACCGGTCACCGCAGGCGCAGCCGCCTTGATGCCCTTGCCCACCGCCGGGATCGCACCACCCAGGACGCCAGCAATCGCCACATCCTCAGGGTTGAAGGTGCCGCCCGTCCCCGCCTGGGACGCCTCGATCACCGCCTGATTGGTGGCGGCTACGCCAGCAGCCCGCGGGATCGTGCTCGCCAACCCCGCAGGAACGAACGAAGCTATACCCGATATGATACGCGGAATATCACCTACGCTTACACCCGGAGGTATCGCATACTCCTTTTGATCGAGTGCCGACCGCAGGATGTAGTTGCCCTTCTCGTCCTGGCGCACCTGGACATGAGGGAAGTTCGCCTTGAGGATCTGGACGGTTTCATCGGGGGATGACTGCAAGGTGCCCAGCGCCGCCTTGAAGCTCGGCATCGTCAGCCGGTTGAGTTCCGGCATCCCCGTGTACTCGGGCAGCGACCGCGTCTCCGGCGTGGCACGGCGAGACCCGGTGATGGCCTCACCGATCTCTTCGAAGAATCCTGGTTGCCGGTCAGCCATGCCCTTCCCCGTCATAAATCAATGCCGCCATCATAGTCGTCGGGCAGTGTCAAGTCCATCAGACCGCATATGGATTGACCCTCCGCTGCCTGCCGGTGTCGGCGTAGTCTTCTTCGTCCCAATCCTCTTCTGGCGGGGGATCGACCTCCAGCCAGCCAGCGTCGCGCAGCCAGCGCAGGGCCTGCGAGCCGGTATCGACATAGTCGTCGTTCGTCGTCTCAGGGAAGGCGCAGATCTGGCTCACGAACCCTTCAGCCCAGTCGCGCACGAAGCCCTTCCGCTGGCTTGACTCAGGGATCCAGACCCGGCCGCGGGCGATGATATGCGAGACGATGTTCAGACGCTGGATCTTGTCCGCCCGGCCAGGGTTGTAGGCCATCACAGGCAGGTGCGCCCGCTGAAGGTCTTGGATCAGGCTGATCCCGGCGCTCTTGTCCTCGATCAGGATCAGATCCACCCGCTTCTTCTCCTTGCCGTCGCCGAAGACCACGCCGTACTCCTCGACCACCTTCGGCCGCAGATCCGGGTACTGGAGCCTATCCTGCCATG